TGATGCTATCCATGACCTAAAGGTTATGCCATCTATGCGGTGCATGATGACAGCAGGTACTGCCTTAGCTAAGGATAACGTAGCTGGATTTAATTGTAGTTACTTACACATTGATTCACCACGTAGCTTTGATGAGTTGATGTACGTGTTGATGTGCGGTACAGGTGTAGGGTTCAGTGTCGAGCGTAACTTCATCAACAAACTACCAATAGTATCAGAAGAGTTCCACCCTACAGACACTGTGATTGTTGTTGCTGACAGTAAGATTGGTTGGGCCTCAGCATTCCGTGAGCTTATTGCTATGCTCTATGCTGGTAAGATACCTAAGTGGGATGTGAGTAAGGTACGAAGTGCTGGCGAACGCCTTAAGACATTTGGTGGTCGTGCCTCTGGGCCTGAGCCTCTAGTAGATCTCTTTAACTTCTGTGTGCAACTCTTCCAGAAAGCTAAGGGCCGTAAGCTATCAAGCCTAGAGTGCCATGATGTGTGCTGTAAGGTTGCTGACATCGTAGTTGTAGGTGGTGTCCGTAGGTCTGCACTGATCAGCCTCTCTAATCTATCAGATCAACGTATGGCTAAGGCTAAGTCAGGACAGTGGTGGTTGAATGAAGGTCAACGTAGACTCGCTAACAACAGCGTGGCGTACACTGAGAAACCAGACTTTGAAGCCTTCCTTAATGAGATGAAGAACATGTACGAGTCTAAAGCTGGTGAGCGTGGTATCTTCAGCCGTGTTGCAGCCCAGAAGATCGCTGCTCGTAACGGACGGAGAGATGCTACGTATGAGTTCGGAACTAACCCGTGCTCTGAAATCATCCTACGTAGTAACCAGTTCTGTAACCTCTCCGAGGTAGTGGTACGTGCAGAGGATACCCTTGAAGATCTCAAAGAGAAGATCGAGATGGCAGCTATCATCGGTACCCTACAGGCTACACTAACTGACTTCCGTTACCTACGTAAGTCTTGGAAAACTAATACAGAAGAGGAAGCGTTACTTGGTGTGAGCCTTACAGGTATCATGGATCACCCAGTGCTGAATGCAAGGGGTGGTGTTAATGGTGAACTACAAGACTGGCTTGAGACAATGCGAGATGCTGCTGTTAAAGTTAATGAGAAGTGGGCTAAGAAGCTTGGCATTAATCAGGCTGCTGCTATTACAGCTGTCAAGCCAAGTGGTACTGTATCTCAGCTTGTCGATTCTGCTTCTGGCATTCATCCTCGCTTCTCTAAGCATTACATTCGTAGTGTACGTTCAGACAAGAAAGACCCACTGGCAATCTTCATGCAAGAAAAAGGATTCCCAGTAGAGCAAGACGTTCATAGTGAATCTTCACTGGTGTTCAGCTTCCCTGTCAAGGCACCTGAAGCTAGTGTGACTGTCAAGGAGGTGGGTGCAATGGCTCAGCTTGAGCAATGGAAAGCCTATCAGAACTTCTATTGTGAACACAAGCCAAGCATCACCGTCTACTACACTGATGATGAGTTCTTAGAAGTATGCCAGTGGATCTGGGACAACTTCGATATGTGCTCAGGGATCTCTCTGCTGCCCGTTAGCGATCATGTATACCAACAGGCACCCTATCAGGATATAACCCCTGAGAAGTACGCTGAGTTGCTTGAGGCTATGCCTACGGGTATTGACTGGGCTGACTTAGGTGACTTTGAAATGGAAGATAACACTACAGGTTCTCAAGAGCTAGCCTGTGTTGGTGGTGCGTGTGAGATCGTCTAGTATGGTTGATGATATGAGGGACATTGTCCACGGCCCCGTAATGAAAGCAATGACTGACGTTGTTGAGGGTAGGCTAGCACTATCCCAAGCCTGTCAGAAGCACAGAGTAACTAAAGAAGAGATACTAGAGTTGGTCTCTAGGTTCTTACACGAAGAGTAAACCAACGTAGTAGTTTAAGAAAAGCCTGATATAAGGCGTATAGGTACCCAAACAACCGTTTAAGTAAACTATAGTGACCCCATAGGTATTCCCTGTGGGGTTACAACATTTAAGGAATTGATTATGACAACAGTAGTTAACTGTACACTTGATGAACTAGAACATAAAGTACTCCTCTGGGGTTACGAGAAGGGTATCCTCCCTAATGGACAAGCATCTAAGCAGTTCAGTAAGACACTAGAAGAAGTCTCTGAGTTATGCTCAGCCATCGAGAGTTTAGATGATGAAGAAGTTATAGATGCTATTGGTGATATCGTAGTGACACTTATAATGCAAGCAAACATCTGGGGTGTAGACCTTAAGGCTTGCTTAGGTTCAGCGTACGATGTGATAGCTAAGCGTACAGGTACAATGGTTAACGGTGTATTCGTTAAGGACTGAGGGTTGAGCCACACTACGTGTGTCTCTTTATAGGATAATGTTATGAAAGGTACTAAAGATATTGTTGAAGAGCCTACAATCACTAAGTCAGATGCTAAGGCTATACGACTAGCTAAAAGTGATAAGCGTAGGAAGAAGCGTGTATCTAAAGAAGAACTCTACGAAAAGAAGTGGAAATAGAAATGAAGAAACAATACGAACCCTCTGATTTAATTACTAAGCACCTACCTTGTGACAAGTGTGGGTCATCTGATGCTAAGTCTGTACGAGCTGATGGCTCTGCGTTCTGCTTCAGTTGCAATACAAACTTTAAAAGTGTAGACACTAACCATATTGAGGACATCCAAGAGATGACTTACCAACAAGAAACAATCGAAGACGTAGCAACGTATCAATCCTATGCACTGACATCGAGAGGTATCAGTAAAGAAGTTGTTGATCACTTCAACGTAAAGATGTCAGTAGACATTGATGGAAGACCCGAAGCACACTACTACCCTTTCACTAAGCGGGGCATGACTGTAGCCTACAAGGTACGCAAGCTACCCAAAAGCTTCAGCACTCTAGGTGAGTTCAAAGGGGTGGAGTTGTTCGGACAATCCATGGCTGGTTCAGGGAAGACCCTAGTGATTACAGAGGGCGAGTTAGATGCTATGGCTGTAGCCCAAGCTAACTTTGATAGGTACAAGAAGTTCTACAGTGTTGTGTCCCTACCTAATGGTGCTCAGTCAATTCAATCTATCCTTCACAACCGTGAGTGGGTTCGTAAGTTCGAGACTGTCGTGTTGATGTTTGACATGGATGATCCCGGTCAAGAGGCTGCTGCTCAAGCTGCCCGTATGATTGGCATGGGTAAGGTACGTATCGCTAAGCTCCGAGAGAAAGACCCCTGTGATGAGCTAAAAGAACATGGCTCTGGTGCTATCCTAGAGGCAATGTGGGGTGCACAACCATGGTCTCCAGCTGGCATCCTCTCAGGTGAGAAGGTCTGGGAGAAGTTCATGGAGCGCAAGAGTGTAGTCAGTGTACCCTATCCAGAGTGCCTCTCTGGTTTGACAGGTAAGCTGGATGGTATGCGTCACGGTGAGATCACACTATTCACCAGCGGCACTGGCTCAGGTAAGTCTACTGTGATCAAAGAGATTGTACTGGACTTGCTTAAGAAGACTGATGGTAAGATTGGCTTGATCTCCCTAGAGGAATCTGTTGGAGAGACCGCTGAGAAGTTCATTGGTATGTCCCTAGAGCGACCACTGACTGGCACCACCCCCCTGACAGAAGACGAGATGCGTCATGGGTTCGACACAGTGTTCAAGGATGAGCGTCTTGTTCTCCTAGATCACCAAGGTTCTGTATCCGATGCGTCCCTTGTGGATAAGATTGAGTACATGGCATTGATGGGTTGTAAGTATCTTGTACTAGACCACATTACTATTGCTGTGTCCGAGGGTACTGATGGTCTGTCTGGCAATGAGGCTATTGACAAGTTGATGTCTGACTTACTCAAGTTAGTCAAGCAGCACAACGTCTGGCTGGGGTTGATCAGCCACCTACGTAAGTCTCAGGGTAAGTCCTTTGAAGAGGGATTGCTACCATCAATTGATGACATCAAAGGCTCTGGTAGTATCAAGCAGATCAGCTTTGACATCATTGCATTCGCTAGGAACCTAGTGGCTGAGGAGGACTACGAACGTAACACAATAAAACTCAGGGTACTTAAGTCACGCTTCACAGGTAACACTGGTGACGCAGGTACCGCAGTCTACGACCCCAGCACAACTCGCTTAACCGCAGGAGTAGCGGGGTTTGATATCATGTAAACAATAGGTATTGTCATGAATTGGTTAGAGAATATAGAGTTATACCTACGGTTAAAGATAACCGGCAACCCAACGAGAGCACCCCATGGTGTTACCTTGTTAAACAAACACCCGGAGTCTCACCAGAGGCTCCAAGAGTTTGCATTAATAGCGCACACAGTTCTTACAACTCAAGCTAAAACTGTTTCTAATGTTACACAATGTAAACTAACAGTAACAAGTATCGCCATAGGTAAACGCATCTTGACCTCTCTGACTAACTCAAGGAGGCATGATTGGAAAGATGAAGTGCGCCTTGGGGACTTGTTCGTAGAAGCCTTCTTCCGATTAGGTTACGTGGACATAATTAAACCAACCTTTAAATCAGTTAAGCCTGTCGAGATAGTATTCCTCGATACCTTCCCAACAGAACTACCAGAGGCTATCGCTAAGATGTCACTACATGGTGTCTGGAGTGAACGACCGAGGGCTATTAACAGAGCAGAGCAGATCATACAGTTCAAGAGGGACAGTCCTAAGTTTGTCAATGGTGTTGTCAAGAGATGGGATGAGGTACTCGATGGCCCCTTTAAAGAACTGTTAGCAACCAAGGCTATCAAAGCAGTGAACAAGTTGCAGCAAGTACCTTGGGTGATCAACAAGGACGTACTAGAGGCTGTCAAGGCTAACCCCTACAAGTTCTTCAAGGAAGATGATAAGTCCCCTGAGAATAGGTCGAAGAAGATAGACTATGTGTACACAATAACCAAGGCAACAGCACTATCAGAGGTTGATCAGTTCTACTATGCACTGGATGTTGACTATCGTGGTCGAGTCTACTATGTGGAGAGCTATATGAACTTCCAAGGGTCAGACCTCGCCAGAGGCCTCCTAAGCTTCTCTAAGGCACAGTTGGTCACACCCAGTGGGTTACGTTGGATGAAGATACATTGTGCCTCCTCGTACAACGAGAGCTATCCTAAGGGGTCTATACCATCTTGGTGTACCTCAGACTACAAAACACACCTAGATTCTGAGGGATTAGATGATATCTCGGTAGACAAGATGACGTTAAGGGATAGAGAGCTGTGGGTTGAGCACAATTACGCCAAGGTATACACGACTGCAATAAAGAAGACACTCCATGACTGTGAGAAACCTGTAGCGTTCCTAGCAGTTTGTATTGAACTACTAAAGTATAAGGAGAATGATGGTCATTATTACTCTAATCTGCCTATACCAGTGGATGGTAGCAACAATGGGTGGCAACACCTAGGTGCTATCTCCAAGGATGAGCAGACAGCAGGTCTTGTTGGACTAGTACCTGTAGATATCCAGAATGATTTCTATGTACAGACAGCTAAGATGTTGATATCTATAACAAAAGATGAGACCCGCAGGGACATACTAGAGAGTATGCCTATGAAGAAGATAAGGAAAGGTATCAGTAAGAGGGGAAGTATGACAAGGGCTTACTCTGCTGGTGCACAGAAGATCGCTGAGAACATGTATCAAGATTGTAGTAAGTATGATTACTGTGATGAGTATGGGATAACAGAAGGTGTCTGTAAGGGTCTTGCAAGAGACCTCGTTAAGGCTATCCAGCTGGTCTGTCCCGGCCCCCTTCAGACCATGAAGTACTTACAACAACTAGCTAACGATAGGCTAGACCAGGGCTATGGTTACATGACATGGACATCCCCCTCGGGGTTCCCTGTTATCTACACTTGCAACCATCAACGGTCTGAGAAGCAACGGGGTACCATCAATGGTCTTGGACAGATCAATCATGTAGCCAAGATAGATACTAATGTGTCTGACCGTAGAGGTTTCATGTGTGGTATCTCTCCCAACTTCATTCACTCACAAGATGCAGCTCACATGAGCCTAGTCATACACCAGTTCGAGGGTGACTTCGGAGCTGTCCATGATAGCTTCAGCACTCACGCATCAGATGTAGAAGAACTACTTACAATAACCAAGGGTGTCTTCATAGATATGTACAATGAGGATAACTATTTCAATAACATTCAAGCTAGAATAGAAGCCACGGCTACTCAGCCAGAGCTAGGTAGCTTGAACATAAAAGATGTAGAGAAGTCAGACTACTTCTTTGCATAAGGAGAATTACATGGACAAGAATACAAACTTTAACGTACTAGCACTACAAGGTGCGGACATTGATGACATGGAATACATTGAGCAGTTCAACCTAGATCCCAAGTTAGCGTACACTCCGGGTATCAACGATGCGATGCTCGACACCATTCGTCAGGAGAACCTAGCGTTCTTCAGGTCAGAGGGTGACACTGAGAAGGAAGCACTCAGTAAAGCTAATGAGTACCACAGCACAGCCAAGGCAAGTATCAAACGTCTACTAAAGAACAAAGTCCACTAAGGGAACCCTCTATGAGTACTGTTAAGTTAGTAGCACTATCTAAACCATCAGTTATCACAGACTGTCACACTGCAAGCGACCTTGTTGCATACACAGCCCGTGTCAGTAACCCAGCTAATCAGAACAACCTAGGTACCGCACCTAAGTTAATTCAGTACTTGATAAGAGAGAATCATTGGTCTCCCTTTGAGATGGTACATATAACAATGGAGATCAACACCACTAGGGACATTGGTAGGCAGATACTACGTCACCGATCCTTTGCCTTTCAAGAGTTCAGCCAACGGTATGCTGTGAGTGAGACCTTTGAGAAACGTGATGGTAGACTACAGGATACAGTCAACAGACAAAACTCAATTGAATCAGATGACAAGATGTTGTCTGAGTCTTGGAACATGCTACAAATGGAAGTTATTAGTAAAGCTAAGGAAGCTTATAAGTGGGCATTGGATAGGGGAATTGCCAAGGAACAGGCGAGGGCAGTACTACCGGAAGGTAATACCCAGACCACCATGTACATGGCAGGGTCATTGAGATCTTGGATACACTACTGTGAACTACGTATGGCTAACGGTACTCAGAAGGAGCACATGGATGTGGCTAAGCAGTGCTGGAGTATCATAGGGTGTCACTTCCCTGATGTTGTTAAGGCTTTAGAGAAATAAAATAAGGGGAACCTAGGGCATTGCGCCTTGGGTTCCCCTATTTTTATGTATCAGATGTGATATATAAACCCTGTATTAGTGTGGTTTGATATCATTAATGAGCGAAGTATTGATACACCTCACCCTTGTACTTCTTTAGAAGACTTCGTATCTTAGCTTGACCAGCCTTAGCATCTGCCTTGATCTTGACAAGCAACTGCCTTGTGTCTAAGTACTGTTCCAACAACTTGTTAAAGTGCTGCACCTGTTTAGGTGTTGCTGTCTTTGATCCGAATGTAAAGCCAACATCAGTAGCCATCTTCTTTTTTATAGCCATAGCCATCTCTGCGGCTTTCTGGTTGGTGCCTTCAATCGTACTGCCTCTGCCGGGATCTGTAGCTTCTGCTAACATATAAGCAAGGTTCTGTGGGAAGTCAAAAGCCTCCTGAGTTCTCTTAGTTTCCGTCAAGTATCCCATCATCTGGAACTCTTCATTAACTTCAAGAGACACCTGTGCATTCGGTGCCATCTTAGAAAGCTTATCCTTCAAGGCAACTTCTGCTCTCTGTCTAGCACCTTCATACTCCCCGAACACATCCCAATCCATAGTAGCTTTCATCCAGTTCTTATTAGTTTCCCTAACAATAACATCGAAACCATTAGCATCCATCTTAAACGCATCGTAGATTGGAAAGGCGTATGGGTTACCATTGCTAGAATTATTTAGACTAGCCATGGAGAAGCCAGTGTAAGTGGTAGCAACAACAGCAGCGTCTGTTGACTGTGCTGGTGTCACTACAGATGTGTTAGCTGCTTGCATACCTGTCCTGTTCTCAGGGCCAGATGGCCCCTCCACTACTTGAGTAGAGGCAGCAGTCCTACGTTCTGGACTGTAAGATTGTGCCTTAACTTGCCTACGCACACCCGCCTTGTTGGTCATCGAGTAAGGTATAGGTTCATTAGGTCTTGTAACAAAGCCACCCATCTCTAAGTCCATTCCAGCTGGGCCTACTATTGTTAATGGTAAGTCCGACAGTGCACTCAAGTACGCCACTGCTTTCATAGCAGCTCTGGCACGAATAGAATCCTCAGACACTACCTCTTTCAAACCAGAAACATAAGGCTCTAGTAACACAGTACCTATCTTACTAGGGTCAGATTCCTGCCTCATCAAAGCTTCATACGCATCCTTAAAACCAACAAGGTTCCTCTCCTTAAGTGCAGCAGCCCTATTAGTTGCATCTTCAATCGCTTCTGCATCTAGCGCCTCTTGATATATCATCCCTGCAAACTCATTAATAGTACCCTTGATACTTTGCAGTGCACGACCATAACCAAAGGTCATTGTGGTGTACTTGTTAAGATTCTTCTCAGAGAATAACCTACTTGCCACTGCTGTAAGGGCTGCTGGTGCATCCGAATACACATCATAGTCTAAACCTACAGTGTTTATGTTACCTAGCAAAGTCTCCCTAAGCTTGTCACGTATGTCCCCAACATCTAACAGGTTCTTGTTACCAACTCTTAGGACACCTGTAAGGAATGCCAACGCAACATCACCAAGCATCATACCCATAGCTGCTAGTCCGTTAGTCTTACCATCAATGTAAGCATTGAACTGTGTTACGTGAGGCTTCTTATTTATAATAACACTTTGATAGTACTTAGCAAAGTCCATAAGACCATCCATGTACAGCAAACCATCATCACCTGCCTTATCTATAGCACTAAGAAGCTCTGCATCCCTATCAGGATCAAGGGCAAGCTCGTTGAACTGTGGGAACGCTGGGTCTCTAAGGCCCGTCTTATCCTGAACAGCTTGATGTATTGAATCAGACTGTGCATTAGACATAGTAGCATCGAGAACTTCCTGTAATCTCTGACCCCACTTCCGCAACTGAGGAGTTGCTAAAGCCAATGCCTTATCACGTTCAACTGGCAACATCATATCAGCATCGTTTACTAGGTGCATTGCATACATCTGCCTCAAGTTAACTTCCTGTCGAGAGTTAGGCTTTACAGTAACATAAGCAGGGTTAGCCAATGCAAACCTGACTAGCTTAGAACTTGTAGGATCTAATCCAGTCTGCTCTACAAAGATTCTACCAGTGCCTTGCATAGCCCATGTCAAATAGTTAACACCCTTCCTATCTTTAGCAAGAGCTTGATAGTACTGTGCAATACTGTTGCGAAGCTCACCCATTGCTTGTTGTGCGCTGTAAGGTTTATCCACAGTAGCTGCCGCCTCCTTAGCATTAAAAGCAGCCATCTTCTTTTTACCAAACCCCAAGATGTTAGCATAAACCTCCTGCTGTGGAGTAAGCTTTTGCCCCGGAGTCTGAGCTGCTGCAAGTGTTGGTAGTATAATACTTGTTATCAACTTAAGTCTTGCAGGTACAACAGCGTGTGGGATCTGGCTTAGGTTGAACATAGCCTCCTTGATTGTTCTATCACCTCTTATCTTCTTAACAGCCTTTATGAAAAACCTAGATATAGGTGACTTACCCTGTCCCTCTGGCAGTGGTGGTGTCTTGTAGGGTTCCACTGGGGGTCTGAAGAAGATGCTCTTCCTGAGCTTCTTACCAGCCGCTAGTTGGGTGATGCCCAGAGGTGTCAGGTGGAACTGAACTTCACCTGTCTTACCTGTAGGTGAAACTCGTCTCATTAACTCGGCACCCGGAGCACCTTTGTTGACGTTGTAGTACATCTCTAAGAACGCATCACCAAGTACAGTTGCTTGTTCATCAGAGATATCTGTAATACTATCTGGCCCACCCGTAAGGAGTTTCCACTCCCTGTTGATGTTCCTGCCAAGCTCCTTGTTCATAGAGCTTTTAACAAAGGGTTTCTCAAGAGCACCCATCTGTGTTTGCTCTCCAGTGTCAGAGAACATACGTGTCGCTGCATTCTCTACAGTGTCAACACCTTCCAGCTTATTCAACATGGTATCTTCAGCAACAGCTGTTGCTACTGCAATGTAGTCAGGGTTATAACCTGTACCCCACTCAGGGATGCTTGCATCAAATGCCTTGTGGTTATTAGCAATCACATCTGTAAGAACACTGAACCCCTTGTCGCCTTGGACACGGTTGCCCTCCATTGTTTGCTTTTCCATACCAAACTTATAACCACCATCACGAACAGCGTTGACGGCAGCTTTACCCCTGAGCCTAAACCCTTGATCAAGCTCCCCATCTCCTTCAGTGGCTTGCGTGATTTCCCAGTTGCCGCTTTCTTGAAAGAGCCGATTAGTGATATCACCGTATAGTTCGTTCTGCCTGTCCACTTCTTCTTCAACTGATAGTATCTTTTGCTCTTCATCTAGTTGACCTAAGAGACCAGCTTCTATTGCTTGTTGATCAGCCACAGGGTCTGAAACAGGTGCACCCTCAATTGCTTGAGGGGCATCTGCTGTTACGCTTTGAATGGGTGCATCAGATGGTTGTAGTATATTAGACTCTATAGTCTCTGAGGGTGTGTCTAGCAGTGTACTGAGATCCATCTCTTGTTGTTGATTTGCAACCTGACCCGGTTTTGTTGTTATGTTTACTCTAGCCATTCTGTTCTCCTATATCTCCCAGTCATTCTTATTCTTACCAGTTATAGCATCCCTAACTTTGTGTCGGAGTGCAGTGAATGGCCCTATTGGTGTGGCCTTAAGTAGTTTGTTAACGCCCATGTCTGTATCTTGTTGTATGAGGTCAGCAATACCACCTGCCATACTTGTTATAGAGCTTAGTACAGGTGCTTGACCTACAACTTCACCTGCTGCCCATTCACCTATGTTGTCAGTTCTGCTCTGGTAGATTGGGAAGACTGTGTTGATCACCCTCTCACCTGTGCCTAAGAGACCTGATGAGTTAATAGCTCGTCTACCTTTCTCGAAGTCATCGAGGTAAGGGTTCTCACCACCAAACTTCAAGCGGTCTTTAAGCTCTTGAGATGCAAAGCCCATGGCAATCATCAGCACCATCATAGAGAAAGCTTGATATGTCATCTCTGGACTACCACGTTTAATGTACTCACCCCATAGCTTGGGTATGAATGTTGATTGAAACACTGATATGAAACCTTGGAACTGTGTGAACAGAGCGAACCTTGGATCTTGGTAGATCAAGGGACGGTTAGCTGCACCGGGCATCATAATAGCATCGTTGATAAAGTTTGTTGTAGCGACTTGAGTTAAGTCTTTCAACCTTGCCAACTCTGCTTCAGTTGCCGTATCAAGTTTCACCTTGAGACCAAGTATAGTTAACTCATTGATCTTACCAGTGTCTAGTCCAAGATTACGGAGATGCTCATAGGCTTCTTCAACAGCATTAGTTAAAGGGTATCCCTCAGGGTGACCACTTATTGTCTCTAGGTGGTTGAACATGTAGTCCCATGCAATACCTGCACGGATAGCACGAGTCATCTGTGTCCACCCTTGCAAACCATTCCACTTAAAGAACACTGAAAGTAAGTTCTGACGCAGTGCATTGGTTTCAGTAACACCTGTCTTAGATGCTGCACCAACCTGACTATCAAAGTAGCCTAGCTCACGCAACTGCTTCATAGCTGCTGACTCTCTATTAGTAAAGTGCTTTCTTGTAACAACAGATGCTAGTTCACCACCAGCATTATAGAACATGTTAGCAAGTTCTTTACCCATTGTCTTAATACCACCCTTACCAAAGATCTGCTCATTAGAAAGACCCTTCATAGTTAATGATAGTTCTACAAGAGAACTTACAGTGGCTAAGGGTAGGCCCACAAATACCATGTAGGTGATGAAGTTCTTCTGGATCTTCTGAATCAACTTACCGAACTCTGAGGTAGCCCTCTTGTAGTTACCAGACTCAGCATCGAGGTAGTCTCTCAGCTGTCTGCCCAGCTTATCAATGTCAGCTTGGGGCACACCCTCAGCTTTAGCCTCTTCAAGTAGTTGGTTGATGACATTACCATTGATACCTACATACTTCTGGTATCCTTGGAACCTAGCAGCTGACTTAGCAGCGTAGTCTACGTTAGCAAAGAAGTCTCTCTCCATGAAGTTAGCAAACTTCTTATTCTGAGCTAACCCTAGGCTACGTGACCTGTGTGATCCCGGTATAGGAGTACCTTTAGTTACAGAGAATGCACCATCACCATCGAGCAGACCATCAATGTCAGCCTTTAAAGGGTTGTCTAAGATGTTCTCTACGATCTCATTAGCTGCCTTGTCAGAGAGGTTGTACTCTTCCTTAAGCAACACCTTAAACTTAACTGGCTCTCTTGCAACAGCAGCCTTGTCTAAAGTCTTAAAGGTAGCAAGGTAGTTCTTAACCTTACCCAACTTACCACCAGCTTCTTCATAGTACTTACTCTGATCTTCATACATTGCTTGAGCAGTCTTCTCAGCATTCTCCAGAACCTTCTTGTACTCCTGAGCAAGGTTAGGGTCTATCTTCTGATCACCTTTACGCTTTGCATTTATCTCATTGATAACATCAGGTACCTTACTGTAGTCTGGATTACCATCCTTATCAACAGCAGCTTGACCTATCTCATAGAGATCATCACTAATCCTACCCCTATCTTTAGTGCTCACCCGTCTACCAGAGTTTAACTTAGCGTAGATCTCAGTAGAATCACCTACCATATTCTCATACTTGGATGCAAGGTTAGCCTTGAACTCCTCAAAAGAAGCACCAGAGAATGTCTTCTGTAGATTACCACCAAACATATCTGCTAGTTTCCTAACAGCTCTTGACTGTGACTTCAAGGTTTCTGTGAAGGCATTACGAGTGGAGCCTCTCCATAGTCCGGGGATCTCAGTCACACCTTTCCATAAGAGATCACTCAGGTTCTTGACCTCAGCAGCCATATCACCACGAGCACCTTTGTCTCCAAAGCTATCAGTGGCGTTAGTTTGTTCTTTAGCCTTAACCCTAGCCTCATCAGCATTCTCTTCATTGGTAGCAATCTTCCCATACTTGGCTAGCTCTTCTTGTGCACGAGTGCCTGAGTCAGAGACACCTGATCCATCTGCTGTACTACCAGCCCAGATAGCTTGCTCTGTTTTGGCTTGATCCCAAAGACTACCAGCACTGCTAAATGCACCACCGATAGAGCCACCAGCTACAGCAGCAGAGATCATTCGATCAGCTGCATCAGTAAAGTTAAAGCTGTCGTCCTTAAGATGAGCAGCAGTGTACCCTATAAGCTCCTGTGTTGCCTCTGTAGCTGCTTCACTAGTTCCGCTAATACCAACACCCTTAAGGATTTCTCCAATGCGCTCACGGCTTCTTATCTGCCCTTTAACAAGGTCTGCCATTTCAGTTGACACCTTAGCAAGCTCTATCTTAGTCATGTTAGCAATGTCTTCAGGTGACCTGCCTAGTCTGATCAACTCTTCTTTACCCTTCTTAAGGATCTCTTTAGGAGTTCCCATCTTGCCAAAAGAGTTTAATAGGAACTTACCACCTGCAATATCAATGACACCCTGCATAACACCACCAGTTAAGGCTAGTGAGGCTGACTTAGCATCATCAGCTTGCTCATTCCAGATAGCTCCAGTGTACAGAGAAGCTGGTACTGCTAATGAAGCACCCATTGTAGGGCCAGCAGCTGCGATAGAGGCCATTGTAGTTGCCATGTAAGGCAGTGACATAGCTACGTTGTTAGCTACGAACTCGAAGGCATCTCCTGCATCTTCAACTTCTTTATAATCCAGTAGGACTTGAGCACGTTGAGACAGCTCATCACCTGCACGGTACACCCCTGATTCACCCCAGTTCTCAAGCTCTTCAAGACCCAGAGAGTTACCTATCATAGAAGCCATACCATAACCTGCTTCCTTAACACCCACTAGTGCGCTACCGAAGGCACTACTGAATGGGCTGTAGGCACGATTCATAATGTCCCTATCATTGCTTCTGTACTTAACAATGTCTGACAGGTAAGCATCAGGGTTCCTTGCGTACTCTGCTTCATTAATAGCCATCTCTTTGAACACCATAGGGTCATAGCCCTCTGATACCATGGCTTGGTTTATATCTGATGCAAGAGCATCGTACTTCTCTTGGTTAGGATCAGAGTACCCTGAAGACCTGACGAACTTACCAAACGCAACAGACTCTAGTTGGTCTGCTGTAACACCCTCAACAGGATTAACAGCACCAGCTATCATCATTTGCTCACCAACATCTCTACCTTGAGAATCTATCAGTCTCCCTGTCTTACGGCCAAATGCCGCATCAACACCCGTGTCTTGAATATAGAAAGGGCCATTCTCTTGCATGAATTTGTTAAAGGCCTTTAGTGACCCAGTACCTCCTGCGGTTCCCGGTTTGTATGTAGCCCCTCCTGTCTCATCTCTAAACATCTTACTCACTTCAGGTGCATCGAACCCTTGAATCCTATAACGCTCACCATCAGATCCTTCAACTGTATCAGCATCAAACAGTTTAGTAACTTGTGATAAACCTTGTAGGTTCTCTGGTAGTTCAGATGCACTAACCACCGAGGGATCAACCCCAGTGGTTATTGCAGAAGGAGTATCAAGCAGTTTACTTAAGTCCATACTTGTACCTCAATTTGTTTATTGTGCGTTAAACTCTTGCCACTTAGGAACCCACTTACTTCCATCAGCCTCATAGCCTTTATTCTTAAGATACTCTAAGAAACCAGAACCACCATCACTAGCTTTTTGTTCAAACAGCTTACGCTCTTCAAGTGGACGGGTCATGTATCCATAGTTGTACATCATTTTCAACATCTGTGCTTGTGGCACAGGTTCTTGAGGAAGGCCTTTCATCCCAGATAAAACTTCACCTGTGACAATAGGATCAGTGTACTTGCCTTTTGATTTCTCAAACATGTTAGGCTCAATGCTCCTAGAGATCCCTTGTTGTAAAGCTAACCTAGTTAAGTCCATATCAAACATCTCTTTACTTTTAGGATTATTCCTTGCTTCTACTATTGAGTTAAACACATAATCAGAAAGTTGATTCACCTTAGCAGTGTTGAAACCGTTTTGAATTGCATACATAGACATTGCTTCAGAAACTGCCGGGATCTGCACAAGAGACACACCCTCGCCCTCTGACATCTCATTATCCACCTCAAACTTACGTAACTTAGATTCCAGAATACTTTTAATCTTCTTCTGATTATACTCATCCCTTGATTTATACTCACTCGCTTTAAGGAGTTTCTTAGTATCAACAGGCTTATCATCAGGGCCAATAAGAACCTTTCTATTCTTCTCATCCTTAGATACACGAAGAGTTATTTCAGCACCAGTCTTAGGGTCAGTCCAGTACTCAGTTTCATTTGTATCAGTCAGTGTCTTTATAAGCACAAGATCATTAAGGTTACCAGTGTCTTTATACTTAGTGATACTCTCAGGGGTGTACTTGCCAACTGCTTTGTTAGCAATAGCTATCTTCTCTTCAATACCCTTACCGTACCTCTTAGCTACAAAGTTCAATGAACCTTCGTGACCATAGCCAAGTGCTCGTGATCCAAGGTAGAGAGTTGCTGCTTCAGAGAGAGCACCTTTGTCTAGTACAGTGCCAAAGCCTTCCTTGAAGAAGTCCTTAACCTTATCCCATGCAGATGGTTCTTTGGTTTCATCAACACCTTCACCTTCAGGTGTCTCAACTTCTTTAGCTTTGTTACCTGCATCAATCAAACCGCTAATGGTGCTTTCGTCATCTTCAGGCTCAGTCTTAGAGCCAACAGTACCGCTTGTCAAACCGGCTGCTTCTTCTCGAAGAGCATTAGCATCGTCAGTGTACCCAGCATCTTCAAGTAGCTCTGCTTGTCTTTCTAACTCACTAACTTGGGAGACCACTTCCTTTTGTTCACCAGCAGCAGCAGTCTCTCGTGCTATCTGGTTAATAGTTTCTTTATCTCGAAGAGCTCTAATCCTAGCAGCAGCTATAGTATCTGGTATCTGACCAAGAACTCTTTGCTTATCAATAGCTGTTATTTGAGCTTCGATGTCTTCATTCACAGGGGGTACTTCTAGTCCAAACATATTAAGGGTTGCTGCATACCCCTCACCTTGCCTCGTAAGCTTGTCCCTGTTGTACTCCTCTTCAGCCTTGGCTCTTGCTATTCTGTTAGCTGCCTCTAGCCTTGCTTGCTCTTCCCGAGCTGCTACAGGATCATAGCCAGTCTTGGCTCTGTTTGCAGCATCTACAGCTAGAGTTGCATCTGACAAGGAAGCATTCGTACCACCTAGGTAAGTACCTGCTCTCTTAAGACCAGCAGAGATGTTGTTGCCAACGTCTAAACCACCTTGGACAAGAGCACTAACTGGGCCACTGCCTTCTGTTCTCTCTAATAGGTTACGGTAACCTGTACCCGTTTCCCCAACAGGAGGTTCTTCATTGGGTACCATATCAGCTTGTATTCCAGAGAGGTTGTAAACATCTTCAGAAGAAACACCTGCCTTCAAAGCTGCAATAGCTGCATCCTCCGCAGGAGAAACTAAGTTAGCTAACTCGTAACCCCCCGGTATGATCTGACCCCACCGATCTCTTTTGTAGTCGTAAGGGTAATCAACACCACCACCATCAGCTTTATACTCAGGGATACTACCACCTTGCTGTCGTTGCACAGCTCTACCTGCGTTATTCATTTCTTCTATCTGAGGCTCAAACATTCTCGTAGCCTCTGCATTCATTACAAACTCACCCGGGGTTAACCAAGCGGGCACTGTGTCGGTACCCTTGGGGCCACCGGGGTGCTGCTGTGGGATGTCCTGCATTGCTGGAACACCCATACCTCCAAGGAACTGCTCAACGAGTTGGGAAGCTGCGCCTCCCTCTCCGAACTCAATAGACACTTGAGCACCATGTCTATCTTTGTGCATAATCTTTTTAATACTCATCTGTATCTCCTAAGTTACTTACCAACTCTGGGTGCGTTTGTGTTCCCAAAGGTCACTGTGCCACCGGGATATGTAGTGTAAGGCTGCTGTGGTTGCCCAAATGTACCTGACCAGCCTTGAGGCAGTATGCTAGCAGGTGGTGCTACAGCAGCTGGTACTACAGCAGGTGGTGCTACATCAGGTGGTGCTACAACAGGTGGTGCTACAACAGGTGGTGCCTCAGCAGGTGGTGTTACAGCAGGTGGTATTACATCAGGTGGTATCACATCAGGTGGTATCACATCAGGTGGTGCAGCTGGAGTTTCAACAGGTGGTGCCACAACGCTAGGTACAACTTCTCGCTGCACCATCTCAAAGGGTGTCTTACCCTCTTGGTATCTAAAACCCTGAGTCTTAGTCTCGTACTGCTTCACAGGCTCGTACTGCTTCACAGGCTCGTACTGCACTCCGGGGACTACCTCTTGTTCAACTACAGGATCAGTAGGAGCAGGTTGGTCGTTAAAGGTACCAGTAGCTGGATCAAATTGTGTCCAGTCAATGTCATTTAAGAAGTCAAGGTTCATCCCATCAAAGTTCACAGGGCCACCACTGTACTTGTATTGAGGTTTAACGGTATCAAAGTAACCAGCTATTGGATCTTCTCTCATAGTAATCTCCTATTAACAGTTGCAGTTTGCCATTGGGCCACAACCACAACCTTTACCAGCGTATCCACCTTTGGCTAAGTTCATTCTGTCATCACCCATGAGGCCTAATAAACCCATCAAACCACCACCAGCAAGGACACCTTTGAGGAGCTTAGCTCTTTTAACAGAGTCACTATAGTCTTCTTGTGGGTTGTTATAACCAACGCCACCAGTACCACCGGGGCCAGTAGTTTCAACAGGGCCACCATCAGCTTTAAACAAGGTGTCTTTAACTCGACCAAGACCACCTGCAAGTTTGTTAATGCCAAGCTCAGCAACAGTGTTAGGGTTGTCAATAAAACCACCTGAACTGTCTTTAGCCATGTTTGTAAGTCCGTCTGGGGAGAAAAGGTTTCTCACTGAACCAAGGAGTGTAGGGCTTGTAGTTGCTTCACCAATCGTAGGCGCTGCCATACCAGATAGGTTTGTAGCTGCCTGTTGAGACAGAGCACCCTTGAGACCTTCCTTAGCACCAGTTGCAGCAGCTTCAGTAGCACCTGTAAGTGCTGCATCAGTAGCCGCCTGTGAAGCTGCTTGTGTAGCGGTTGCCTTAGCGCCCTCTGTAGCTACCTTAGCTGCATCAGCAGCCCCGGGCATTGGTATACCAGCTGTTAGAGTGCTTAGTGCTACACCTTCAGGAGTGACCCCAGAGAGGTCTCCCTTGCCAGCTAAGCTACCCCCTATGGATGACCCCATGGCCACACCTAAAGGGCCGAGGGGGGCACCTAGAACGCCCCCTATGATACCACCGAGGGCACCCAGTAACGGATCACCACCACCACCCTCTGGGGCAGCGGGTCTGTTAACGTGTTGTACTGGGGATGTCTTAAATCTATTCATTGGCTGCATTACTTACCCCCTGACTTTTGCTTAGGTGCTGTAGTGGTTGTAGACTGTGATTGTGGTGCAGCACCAAGGAAGCTAAAGTACCTTTCAGCACCTCGTGCTTCAGAGTCTAAACCCTCTTGGTCTAGTGCCCTAGCACCTTCAACAGTCTTACCATACTCTTGACCAGCTTTCAATTTAGCCTGAAGGTCAGCTTGTTGCAGCTGCATTGCTCGATCAGCCATTCCAGCTTCACGCCCACGGTCTGCCCTTGCAGAACCTAGAGCACCCTGTTGGTTAGAAAGCATAGCGCCTTCAGTGTTACGTAGTTGGTTGAGGATGTTCTCAGTACCCAAGCCACCTCGCATTGCGCCTTGAGCAATACGACCTTGCTCTAAGAGTGCTTGACGTACAGCATCGCTATCAGCGACACGACCCAGTGCACCCTCACGGTACAACCTACCAACGTCTTGGAGGACGGGGAGGGTTGCCGCTTTAATATCGGGATCAATCTCTTGGATTGACCGTGTTGTTTCCGTCTTAGCCATATTATATAACTCCTCTGACACCACTCAATGGGGTGCAGTTGTATTGTTTCTGTAAGAACGCCACATAGTCTCTAGCCATACCAGTAGAGTGAATAGTATCAGCTCTCCAGTCGGTACCACCATGGGCCTTGATGTGTTCAATCATGTAATCAAAGCAAGCCTTAACTGCTAGGGCATTGCTCGGCTTCCCTGCCGAATAATCAACGATCATCTCTTTTACATCCATGACAGGCTTACCACAGTATTGTTCAATATATGTACTACATAACATAAAGCCTAGCATATTATTATCTTCGTCTACAAACTTAATCGCTAGGTAGTTCGGATCACCCCCTTTTGCTTTCGCTAGTAATTCTAAGAACCCAGCAGTCCAGTATGCTTCATCTTTATTATCATACGCAAAGTAATCATCTCCTTCATAGGAGGTACGTACAAGCGTCATAGCATCGTATACATCATTTGAACCCATCAGTTTAATCATTTTGTCCTCTCATATTCATTACGGTTTAGTAGGCCATACCACATCATCAAGTGATGTTGCACTTGAGTAGTCCTCTGGGATGTCTCTAAGTGCCTGTCGGTAGGTGGCCCACTCTGCTCTCTTAGCAGTTGTCAAAGGGCTGTCTGGTATTTGTGTCCAGTCGGAGTTAAATAAAAGTGTATCCCTGTGCTGTCTTATTTCAACAATCAAAGCATTGGTATCTAACACCCAGCTGTTGTTATTCCAAACCATATAAGCACCATCACGTTCAGTTCTAGTTTCCCATTGGTTATTATCAAAGCTCCAATACCTTAACTGTATAAAGTCTTGGTTGTTAGAGTCAAGCGGTATGTGTTTTGCTAATAGGTTATTATATGTTTTACCATCAACATACATAGTATCAAGCTGCGTAGAGCAAACAGTTGCAACCTCTCCGTTTTCTTTTATCAAAGCTATCTTATTCATTATCCGTTATACCTCGCAATTACTTGAGTTCTGGTGTCTTGAGATTCTACTGTTGGAGCTGTACCCGACTCACTTGGTGCAGTTAAACCATACTGAGCACCTACAGAAATAGACTGAGGAAACCCACCAAGGTTAGGCTCGTACTGGTAATGTCCATAAGAAGCTCTGTAGTATATCGTACCGTTGCTTTGTATCCTTGACACCTTACCCATTGCGTTTAAACAAAGATAATAATCATAAACATCAGTCCCAGTTTCCCAACCGGGGTTAGTTTCATTAAATTCAAAGTTAACGGCAGAGGGATAAGACAGTGTGTACGTGTATGCCTCAACACACTCCATATCTTTGTACTCGCTAGAAAAGCCCAAGCTACCATCAGGGTTGTATGTGTTGAGACCATAACCTGTTGATGGGGCCGTTGTAGCTTCAGTACAAATAACGTAATCAAAAGAACCTTGATAAAAGTTAAATGTAAGAGTTCTACCTATTACAAACGTATTTGCAGAGTAGTCTATGTAACCCCAGAAAGTTATCGTATTACCCTGACCGACACCATTTGTAGAGCTTGGCTTTATAAAGATTACAAAATCAGTACCAAGACCCGGAGGTAGGGCCGTCACTAATGTTGGAGCTTGGGGGAAATTACTAGTAGTTCCTGAAAGCAAAACTTGCAAGTTGCTATAAGAAGAATCTATCTGAGTATACCCTGATTCATTTAATACTTGTATTCCATTAGTCATTTCTAAGTCCTAAACAAAAGTAAGTTGTAGTCATGAGTCCCTGATACCAATGCTGTTATAGTTATTGATCCAGTGTTGAGTGTGGTTTGTATCTCCCATGCAGTCTCTACACTATTATTATAACCCCATGTACCATCGTTTGTTAACCCTGCAACAGATATAGTTACAGGGCTTCCAAAGGTCACTACTCCCGAGTAGAAAGCTGAGAATTTAATTAAACGCCAATTAGTATCTAGTGTGATATTACCAAGGCTGTCAAAGATTTGAACACCATAACTCATGTTAACTTCCCTATCTTAACCCTTAATGTTGTTGCATCAAAGATCTTTATAGTCTGAGAGGTAATCTCCATACGCTCACCACTGTTGGCTGATTTCACATTTAAACCACTAGGAGAAGTACCTGAGACATTAACAAGACCAACATCAATAGTACCTGTCTTTAGAAGGCCACCATCAATTGTTGTTAGCTGTGCACTGTTAGGATCACTAAGCTCATTGTTAAGATTACTAAAAGTAACCAAGCCATCAAACTGGAATGAAGAGAATGGTGTTGAGAATGCAATAACTTGTGAACCACCAAGAGTTACCTCGCTCACGTAGTAACTAGTCGCCCAATAATGAGCATCGCCACCTGACACGGCTGGTGGGGTACGAGACCAGTTAGCTGTAAGCCCTCCAAAGTTACCAGTTTGAAACAAGTAGGCAGTTGCTGTAGGAGTAGCTGGTGGGCTTGTGGCAGTTAAACCGTAGTATAAGTAACCAGAAGTATTACGTGGGCCAGCAGCACCATCAGTGCCGTTAGTACCATCAATACCGTCAGTTCCATCTTGTCCATCAGCACCCGGAGCACCCGGAGCACCCGGAGCACCATCTTGGCCATCAGTGCCATCAGAACCATCCACACCATCTTGAACAAGCTTAGTTACAGCTGCCCAAGTTAAAGTGTTATCAACACCAGTAGCACCGTTAACAGTAGCTGTTGTAGTCGAAGTCCACAAAGGATTTCCATCAGCATCAGGTGCTGTAGAGTACCAGTTTGTAGGAGGTGTAATCTGATTAAGACCGAAGTCATAGCTACCACCTGTAGGTGGAGCTGGCAGGGTTGGCCCTCGTCTGTAAATAGAGAACTTAAACACGGACTGACCATTAGTTCCATCGGTACCACTCTTAGCCTGTAGCACTGGGGGAGACCACACTGGTGAACTGTCAATACCTGTTTGACCTACTATAGAAAACAATGCAATACTTATGTAGAGGGCATCTGTTCCCGGGGGCGGTACATCAGACCAGCCTGTAGGTGGCGTTAAGGTGTTAGTTCCAAAGTCAAAGGAACCACCTGTTGGTGCAATTGTTATCTCTGTAGAGCTTCTTTTAAATACATATGCTTCATAAAGAGACTTACCCGAGGTACCATCTTCACCATTGCTAAATACTAAAACAGGTACACTCCAAGGTATAGTCGAGTCAGTTCCTGTTGCACCTAACACACTTGCTAATCCTGTACTAACGTATACAGGGTCAGTACCAGAAGGTATTGAACTGCTGTACGTTGTTGGTGGTGTAAGGTTAGAGTTGTTGAAGTTAAAAGAGCCACCAGTTGGTGCTGTCGTTATAGCTGTCGCACTTCTTTTATAAACATTAAGGACAGCAGTAGACCTACCATCGGTTGCATCCTGACCATCAATACCGTTTGTTGATAAAGTTGTTGGTATCGTCCAAGTAAGGCTTGAGTCTGTACCTGTTGGGCCGGAGATCGTAGCTGTAGTTGTAGCTATGTAAAGATCATCAGATCCACTAGGCACTGTATTAGACCAACCTGTTGGGGGTGTGCCTACATTATCTGTAAAGTTGTAAGAGCCACCAGTTAGTGCTTCTGTATATGGTAATGGGCTTCTCTTAAAGACATTATAAAGGTACACGCTTACACCATCGGTGCCGTCTGTACCATCTAGTCCATTATCAAAAGCCTTAGTCGGGACTGTCCATGTAGTGCTGTTATCAATACCAGTCTGCCCAACGACACTAAAGTTACCGCTGATCATCCATGCAGGGTCTGTTCCAGTTGGTATATCTACATACCAACCCGTAGGTGGTGTAAGGACATTGGTTCCAAAGTTAAACTCACCACCTGTTGGTGTAACTGGTTGTGTAGCGGAACGTGTAAAGGCTAGTCCTTCAAAGAAAGAACTACCTTGAGAACCATCAGAACCCGGAGCACCAGCAAGGCCATTTTGAAAAGCTAACTCAGCAGGTGACCAAGCGATAGATGAGTCTGTGCCTGTTTGACCAACCACAGATGCAATAGCACGACTCACATACACAGGGTCAGTGCCTGTTTCAATACCTACAGACCACCCCGTAGGAGCCGTTAAAACGGCCCCTGTGAAGTTAAAGGAACCCCCGGTAGGTGTGGTTGGGGTCGTAGCTGATCGCTTGTAAACGACAAGCAGTGCGGTGCTAACACCATTGGTACCATCTATCCCATCAACACCATCTATACCGTTACTCGATAAACGAGATGTGCTCCACTCAGTAGCTGGTATAACAAAGGTACCTGACCTGCTTGCTGCAATAGCTGAGGAAAGCCAAAGAACACCACCAGAGCCTACGTTATCTAAGGTAGTCCAACCATCATTGGGAACAGAACGTGTATACGAAGCATCTGCAAAGGTATACGTTAATGTGCCCTGAGGATTAGTTGGTACAGCCCCAGTGGTTCTTTGGAACAATGTAACAGTTGCTGTGTTAAACCCATCAATACCAGCTGTGTTTGCAGAGGAAATGAGGGTAGGGGAAGACCAACTGTCAAAGGAAATAACCTCTGTGTTGCTCCTATCAGCAATGTTAATCTGAATAGCATATAGATAATCACCCTGAGTTAAGTCAGGTATAGACCTGTACCACCCATCAAAGTTTACAGTAGATCCAGTTGATGAGTTAGTGAGGGTTGTTGTTGAGTAGGTATAAACAGTGTCTACAGTTATCTCTTCAGCGAAAGGCATACTGTCAGCACTGTATCGTTTGTAGAGCAAGAGAGTTACAGCATTAACTGCATTACCTCCTGCTCCCGGTAAGCTGCTTGCACCTGCTCCTACGGATACTCCAAAACCACTAGATACCGTATTGCTCACTTCATTCATCCAACTATCTAGTTGAACATCTCCTGTTATGGGTGGTCTTATTACAGTCATTATCTACGACCTCCTTTCTTGACCTCTAATTGAATACCAGAAAGCTTCCAGTTAGTGTCTACATTGTTCTCATCTGTAAACCTGAAGCTAATCAATCTACCATTAATTCTGGTATCTGTTTTATAATCTGAACCAATAGAAAACAATACGTTCTCACTGATGCCCTCTGCACCATCATTAGATGATAGTGGGTTTGAAGCTAAAGATGCACCGGGTGCATTAGTAACTCTGAACCGAAGCCTGAGTTGTACGTCATCTTCTGAATCCTTGCTTGCCCAAAGAGCAATAGAGTTTAATGATTCAACATCAAACTCAGGAGTCATTGGAGCTTCTAGTCTTTCTATATACGACTCATAGTTATTATCATTAATGTCAGTATACTTGTTGTTAAAGTCAGCACCATAGATATCGCCATTAAACACAAACACTGGCCTTGATACACTTGCATCTACATCAGCAGATAAAGACCCACCAGCTAAGATAGTCTTAGTGTGTCCTGATACGCCATGGGTTGCTGGTGTGATTACCCTACGAGACCATACATTGGAATCGTAGTTGTAGATAAGCACTTCATTAGAGCTACCTGTAGATGTTAAGTTTGGAAAGCATATCCACAACTCATCATCAGCTGTGTTATTAATTATAAAAGCTTTACTTGAGTACGTTGGGTGTACATTGTCAAAGTAGTAATCCCTAACCCTGTTGTTAGACAACGACTTCACACTTGCAGGGTGTCCAGAGAACTGATAGATATCATCAGACCCAACAATAACATGTGTGCCTCGGTGCTCGTGCACTAAGTCTAAGCCTGATGCACCATGGGTAGAGCTTATGATAGCTGCTGTGTAAGGTATAGATGGATTACCTGTCTTGCTTAACGCATGTATAGAGTTGTTAGTATACACATAAAGATTACCTTGCATAGGTGCAAGCTCTTGTACGATACCTGTAGTAGACAGTGTAAACTCTTCCGCTGTAGATACACCTGCACTGTACGGGTTCCAGTTGTGAGGGATAGCACCAGCTGCTGCAACATCAGATATCCTAACGACACCCGGTTGATTACGAACTGCTGTACCACTGCTCATTATGGTATACCGTGTACTAGAGTACGTACCAGATGGTAGTGTGTTTACAGTAACTTGAGTGTCACTGTTAATGTTATTAATTGTATAGATACCTTTAGCAAATGAAGGTGAGTTTATCTTAATCACATCACCAACTGAAAAACCATGCTTGTCTGTAAAGGCAAGGGTGCTGTTAATGGTGTTGACACTAGCAACTGGAGGTGAGTTAATCTCAACCAAGTTACCTGCAACTAATGTATCACCCCACGCCCGTATAACACCTGCACGTACCTGTACAGTTGCAAGAGATCTTATGGTTACATAAACTGTATCCCCACTCTGCAAGAACTCTGTAAAGGCAGGACTACCACCAGCTGCTGTTGCAACAGTCACGATATGTGTGTCTGTTACTGGGTCTAAAGATGAGGTTGCTTGATCTACTGTAGTGACGCTTGTTAAGTTGACACTAAACTTCTTACTGTTGTCAGTACCACTATAAACATTCACCACCACTTCTTCTAAGTCAAAGTTAACTTTCTTACCCAGATCAAACTCAGCTATGTGTAAGTCAGAATCAAAGATGTCTTTGAAGGCCACTTCATTTGTATAGTATGAATCCCAACCCGGTAGCTCGAAGGCATCTAGGAGGGTCATATTGGTATTGCCAGTTGCATCCAAGATGTACCAAGGACGAGCAAGACCATTGTTAATTATAATAGCATATCCACCTTGGTAGACTGCATGTTGCCAATCACCACCTGCTGGTACATCAAGCTCAAGGTCTCTTGTGTTACCATCACTAGCACGTAGAAGGTAGACCCTATCGGTGGTGTTGTCTGTTGTTACTATTACGTAGTAGCCATTAGTTGGTGTGAGGTTGGGGTTAGCCCACCATGCAACGTGTATCATGTTCCCAACTATAGTGTCCCCTGAGAAAGAACTAAACAGTTTAGCTTCTCCGGGTATCTTTTCTACACATCCATTATTAAACCGTACATTGAGTACATCACTAAAAGCGTTGGTTGGTAATGCAATGGCAGGTGTGTCTTTGATCAATCCAACAGTGTTGAGTCCTGTGATAGGGACAACTTGCTCTGTCATTGGATACCTCCGTTATTACTTATATTCATTAGGGTTACCCCGGTTTCGTCCTATAGGGACTAGCGAACTTACATTTAGAAAACTTTAAACAACTTAAGCACAACCCCAATAGTCAAGGGTATTAGGACTAATCCAAAGAGTCCCCAAAGTAATGCTGCTTTTAACAATGCCCACGTTTCAGCTCTCTTCCTTAATCTAAGTTTCTCAGCAGCATCTCTCTTTCTTTTACAGTCAGATTGATACTGAAGCCAGTCAGAGTACATGTTAGGTCTTCCAGCGTAAATCATAGATTCTTTCAACCACTCTTCTTGTTCTTTAAGTTTCTCTAAGGCCATGAATGCTTGAAGGTCTGATTTACCACCCGGCCCTGCTTTCTTAGAGAGGGCTGCTTTGTTATCAAAGTAACTTGAAGCTGCTTGAGCACAATCGTAAATCTCTTTACCATTGTTCAGTGCAGCCTGTATAACTTTAAAGGCTGCGTTAGCAGCTGCTAGTTCAGCTATCATGTGTACACCTCAATAATAGTAGGGTCAACCCTCTTGGGTAAACAATAAGTTTCTACAGGGCTCTTATGCAACTCCCCGTGTCTTTGGTCTGCAACATGTTGTGTTCTTAGTTTCATTGCAAACAATAAACACCTATCAAGGTCTTCCCAGTGGCTTTCTTCTTGTATAGGCTTACCGTTTAGTAACACCACAAGTACGAAGACAAGTTTCATTAGCGTTCTCTTTGAACCCCTTTAGTCTTTTCGTAAGACCTCATGGCCCCAAGTCCTAACATTCCCATCAACACTGTCTGCAATAGTGAAGTGTTCACAACAGGTACAGTGAACCAGATGTCCAGTATTGGTGAAAGGATCGTAGAGTACAGTAAAGCAATTCCACATACCCATCCAATTGCAGGTCTCCAACCAGCCACAAACAAAGACTTGTGTGCAGCCTCAACTTTGTTAACTTCTAGCTGACCCTTCAGAAGCTCCTGTGCGTGTCTCTCAGCCATTGTAGCTAGCTCATGGGCTATGGCATTCTTCTGATCTTTATCTTCTATAAACTTATCTAACAGCCCTGTAACGGGGCCTATGAGTGTTGTCAGTAACGACATACGTTTCTCCTTCAATAACACCACATTACAGGAGCCTTACCAGCTCCGATAACCCGGCTATCCACATGGATGAAAGTACGAGCGATTCCAATCCCTGTAAATCCTTGTTGAATAGCTTGTTCCACGATCTTGTATCTTTGCTCCCCACCACTAACTTTAATGTCCGCTGCAATTCCTTGGGCATGTGTTCCTGCTTTCTCCTTTCGTTTTTCTATGGAGTGGTCTTTACTTCTAAAGCCACTAGTTATTATGAATGGGAACCCACAAGCTTCTCTTAATTGATCAAGCTTGTGGATAAACTCCACATCCATTTCATTATCACCTGTCTCTTGACAGTTAAAATCTTCTATCTTAAAGTATTTAAAGCTCCCCATCCCTATCCTTCTCCCGACCATGTACTAGGTTTTGTATTGTAACCGACTCATATATTCTAATCCCAAGCCATACTATTGTAAGGATAGAAGCAGTTGGTGGTAGCCAAGAGGCTAAGGTTGCCACAGCAGTAGATGCAGCTGCTATGTCCAGTACTTCTTTTGTTGATTCTATCATAAGTTAAAATCCTTTTGATTATTATAACTAAGGAAAGTGTCAGCTTTACTTACTCAGCTTCTTTCTCAAGATCAGCAACTAACATGCTAATAAAAGCATCTCTGCCTACTGACAATTGATCAAGGTTAAACTGCGTAGACCTGATCTTTCTATCTAAGTCATCGCAATGGCTAACCATGGCTTTTTGTGAATCAGTCATATCTTCAAAAATGTATTCTTTATCGTTGATCGTGATGGGAGTTGTTTTTTTCTCGCCCATGTTTGTATCCTCTTTAATTATTGGTAAATTGGTTATATCTTGCGTAAGCCTTTACAGCTCCATACTCCAGCGTGTCTTTGTGGAAAACAAAACCCCAACACCAAACAACGTCACACTCCAAGTGAGTAGTCGCTCCTAACGGGTACGCTAATCCTTTCTCAGCACAGAACTCCCTAATACGCCTTGGTGTGGCATACACATAAGCATCTACCCAATCGCTCATAGAGCCATCTTGTTTGTGAGTCACTGCATAGAATGTCTCTGCAACTGGGAGATCAGGGGTGTTTCCAGAATACTTAAGCAATACTGGTTTAAATAAAACCTCTTCTGTTACTAAATCAAACTTCAAGCCGTACCAGCCTTTCAAGACTGATAGCTCGTAATTAGTATTGAATCGGTTCTGAACCTCGTCACTAACTTTATTGCCGCTACAGTCGTACCAGCTAATACTAGGGTTCTGGTATGGTTCCCTATATCCGTTGTATTTTCCTATAATGTTAAGTTCGGAGTTTTGATAGTCAATATAGTTGGGAAAGGCGGCGGTCAACTCCTTCAGTATTTCAGCGCCATTCTCGGTATTGATACTGTAGTCTTGCCTAACAAGGGTTCCGTTGACATAAACATCATCTCTAACTTGAATATACTTAAACTCCCTTAGGGCTAAAGTCATAAGCGCACTGTCCAGTTCGTCCTGTATTCGATGGCCGTGAACTGCAATCGGAATCTCTATAGTGATGTCATTTTTATTGTAAGCAGCATAGCTACCTGATTCATCAGTTCTAATAGTATATTCTCTGTTCATGTGAATTGCACCGTTACTACTTCACCATCAGTCGGGAAAGGGTTTGTGGTAGACCATGACCATTGCCGACCTCCACTACTGCCTGTATGACCATACGTTGCCGAAGCTCTCGTGTACGTAGTTCCTTTTATAATCATGCTTGTAAACCCAGAGTTAACATTAGTGCCTTCAACCGTCAATATTAAGTTTGATCCTGAGTAAACAAGAGCTCTATAATCGTTACCAGATAACCAGTTACAGGTTCCATCGCTGATACTTCCGATCATCCAAATGTACCCATCGTATCCCCACTGTGCGGCGTTATACTGCCCCGGAGGTTGATACTCCACAGTGACGTACTGCGTATCCAAGATAACCACAGCACTGGCTCCGTACCACTCACTAAAAGACATCGTAGCCCCAGAGGCTTTACCTATAAGGCCACGAATATCTGAGTCGTTTAAAGACACAGTGGTGCCCGAAGACCCACCAGCTTCGATGTGTATCTGGTTTAGGCTTATTGGCCCTGAAGTTTG